CTGATACGGCGGAAGTCGCCGACGGCACTATTATTGGCGCCACCAGCGGCGGATTGACCTTCGCGGCAACGCCCAGCTTCTCCGATTTCGGCGAGGATATCGACAACTGCCCCAAGAACACAAAGGAGTTGAAGCGGCTGGAAAGCTGGGAGGTGAAGCTTAGCGGCACTTTCGTGTCGGTGAACGCCACTAACGCAAAATCGATGGTGGCCGCCGCTGATGAAGCCGCCGGGAAAATCACGCCCAGAAACGATATTGCCACCGAGGATTTCAAGGACATCTGGCTTGTGGCCGACTACTCCGACAAAAACGGAGCGAAAAAGGGCGGCTATCTGGCCATCCATATGCTGAACGGCCTTTCTACTGGCGGTTTCCAGCTGAAAACCGGCGACAAGAGCAAAGGCCAGTTCGCGTTCGAGTTTACCGGGCATTATTCCATCGCGGCGCAGGATACACCGCCTTTCGAGATTTACGTGAAGGCCGGAGAGGCCGAATCCGCTACGATGTAGGAGGCTAAGCATGAGAAAATTATCTCAACTTGGCACGGACGAGTGCCTGGATGTGCTGTGCGAGATCACCCCGCACATTGTGAATCTCGTTTCTGATGAGGAAATCATGAACGCCATCGGCAAGCCGGTGGACAAGAAAAACTCCACAAAAGTCGGCGTTATGCTGATTGGTGCGCAGAGGATTACCACCGTTGTTCCGTTGCTGCTGAAAACGCATCGCGCCGACATTTATGCTATTTTGTCAGTCATGGGCGAAAAGAGCGTTGAGGAAGTGGCCGCACAGAGTACCATGGCGACGCTTTGGCAGATCAAGGAGCTTTCCAACGATAAGGAACTGCTGAGTTTTTTCAAATCGTGGGGGCGTGGGGAGCAGAGCGAATAATCAGCGCACTGTGCGCCCTCCCCAGAGTACGGGCGAGGGCGTACCTCTCCATTCTTCCCATGGAATTGAAAAAGCAATGCGAACGCGAAATTCTTCGGCGCTACATTACCGACGGTATCCAGATGATAACGCAAAACACGGCGGGGTTTGACAAGCGATTGTATCTATCTATCGGATATGAGGATATCATCAGGCCGAAGCCGGAGGAAAGCCGGTCTGCGGAGGATATCGTGGCGGATGTGATGAAAAATGCCGGGCTGAAACTGGTGACGAAAGGCGGTGGGCAGGATGGCGGCTAATGTATTTGAGCTGTTTGCGACGATTTCGCTGGATACAGATGAATATGAGCGTAAATTAAAGGATTCTGAAAACAAAACAAGCACATTCGCCGACGTCCTGAAAGCCAACCTTGCCAGTGGCGCGATTATTGCCGGAGTAAAGAAGCTTGCAGGGGTAGTTGCAGACGTTGGCAAAGCGGCCTATACAAGTTACGCGCAGCATGAGCAGCTCACGGACGGCATCAAAAAACTGTATGGAGATGCTGCACAGGCTGTAATTTCCAACGCAAACGGCGCGTACAAATCCGCCCAAATGTCCGCAAATTCGTACATGAGCAATATTATGGGATTCTCTGCGGCGCTGGTGGAATCTCTTAATAAAGATCAGAAAGAAGCGGCTAAAGTGGCAGATACGGCGCTCAGGGACGTTGCCGATAATGCCAACGCTTTCGGAAAATACACCGTTGAGGAACTGGCCGGTGTTTATCAAGCTTTGGCAAAAGGCCAGTACCAGACGCTGGATAATCTGATGCTTGGGTTTGCCGGTACAAAAGAAGGCCTTCAACAGCTGCTTGATAAGGCTAACGAGCTGAACGAGGAGCAGGGCATACATACGCAATATTCGATTAATAATTTTGCGGATATTGTGAACGCAATCCACAAAGTTCAGGAAGAAATGGGCATTGCCGGAACGGCATCAGGAGAAGCAGCAAACACCATTGAAGGATCTACTGCCATGGCAAAGGCCGCATGGGAGAACCTTGCAACTGGCATGGCTGACAGCAGCGCCGACATGGAAGGACTTACCAAGGACTTTGTAGACAGCGTATTTACAGCCGGAAAGAACATTATACCCCGTGTACAGCAAATTGTTACCGGCGTTGGAACTGCCACGGCAGAAGCTATTTCGTATCTCCGGGAAACGAATAGCGCTATTGATCTTCTCGTCACGGCGTTTGAGTTCGCGGCCACAGCGGCAACCGTTGCCGGTACTGCAATCGGGGTGAATATGGCCGGAAAAGCCATTGCAAATATCGCCACGATATTCACGGCAAATGCGTCGGCGCTTGCGTTCTTCACAGCGGAAAGCGGAAAAGCGGCGGTCGCGGAAGCCACGCTGAATGGTGTATTTTCCGTTAGTGAAATCGCCGTTGGCGTACTCACCGGGAAGATTTCCCTTGCAACCGCGGCGCAATACGCATGGAATACGGCTATAAACGCGAACCCCATTGGCTTGATTGCCGCGGCTGTAGCTGCTCTGGCGATTGGCATCGGCAAGGCAACCAAGGCACACAAGGCGTTCGTCAAAGAGTTAGCCGGAGAGCCGCAGACGGTAGAAGAAGCACGCGCAAAGATAGAAGAGCTTGAGCAGCAGTACGAGGAAGCTTCAAAAGCCAGACTGGAAGCGTTCTCGTCGGATGCTGGTTTCAGCGGCGACACCGTCGAGATGGGGAGATTAGCCGAAGCCATAAAGCAGGCGAAGCAGAATCTTGCCGATTTGGAAGCGCAGGAGCAGGCAGCCGCCGAGGAAGCGGCAAAGCCCGCAAATGTGATAAAGGCTGCTTCTGAGGAATACGCCGCCGCCGCACAGTCCATTTTGGAGGATTACCAGAATACCTATACCACCATCTATAATGGGCTGCATGATGTGGGATCTGCATTTACTTCCCAAATAGAAGTTGCAAAAATGTCGTGGGACGATTTCATGGGTAATCTTAAAGGAAATACCGAAGTTCTTCAGCAGATTGATGAAGATTTTGCATTTGTTTCCGAAAAAGCAGACCTTGCAGGCATTAGCGTTGACGGACTTTCTCAATATCTCGCGTCCATGAGTACGGGGGAACAGGCCGGATTCCTCGCAGGGCTACGTGATGAACTAGAAGATATGTCCGGCGGCACCGAGGGGCTAAGCAAAAAACTTGCGGAGCTTATGGATAATGTTTCTGCATATGAGGCCGCAGGAGCCGAAACTTCTGATGGATTGGCGCTGGCGGTGGAGAATGTGAACGCTCGTATGCAGGAAGCTGCAGACAGCTACGTGGAAAAGGTCGGCGATCTTGACCAAGAGGCGGCGGCTACGGAGGCGGCAACCAATACCATGAGTGGTCTGGTTGCCGGTATCGACAGCAGCACGCCGGGAGTTCTGGATAAGCTGGATTCTCTCGCCTCCCAGATGAAATCACGGCTGACAAATAGCTTTGCCAACTACACGCTCACGATAAAGGCTAATATCAAAGGGAGCAACGTCCCCGGAGCAAAGAGCGGCCTTGATTATGTACCATACGATGATTATCTGGTACGCCTCCATAAGGGGGAAAAAGTTCTCACCGCCGAGGAAGCGCGAGCGTATAGGTCTGAAAAATCTGCGGGTGCGTCCGGCGGGGCAGACTACGACGGCGTGGGTTTTTCCGGCGGTTCGCGTGGTGTGACGATCATCCAGAATATCCAGTCCGTTGCGCAAACGCCTGTTGAACTGGCAGCGGCTACAGAAGCGTATTTCACACAAGCGAGGTGGACGATTTGACGAACTACAACAATTTAAGCAAGTTGTTCCGCTACGTGAACGAAAACGGGGATAGCGTTACCCTTGATTATGCCGGAGGATATCTTATCAACAAGCCCACGGGCATTGATACGGTAACGGTAGCCCTGTCCCAGGCGAAAGGCATCAACCAGACGGGGGCGACAATTCAGAGCAAAAATGTTCAGCCCCGGCCTGTAAACGTCAACGGGCGTTTGGTGGGAGACGGACAAGCAGCGAATAAAGAAAAGCTGCTTTCCGTCATCCGCCCCGATATTTCCGGGAAGCTATATGCGGATGATTACTATCTGAATGTTTGGCCCACGGCAACACCCAGCATTGAGGCGAAACAATGGGGCGCACAGTTCCAGTTTTCCCTTTTGGCGGCGTATCCGTATTGGTGCAAGGACGATTCCGCAGCGGTAACGTTGTCCGGCATTCAAAAGCTATTCAAATTCCCATGGAACATTTCAAGGCCGTATCGTTTCGGCCAGCTGTTTGAGGCGAAATTTATCAATGTGGAGAATCGCGGTCAGGTTCCCGTCCCGTTTAAGGCTACGCTCTCGGCAAGCGGTGATGTGGAAAATCCGAAAATCACCAACGCTGCGACGGGAAAATTTCTGCTGATAAATAAAACTATCGTCAGCGGGGAGCGGCTGATTGTAGAGATTACGCACGATCGGACAACTGTAACGTCATCCGTTGACGGAGATTGCCGGGGCGCGTTGAGCCTGAAAAGCACTTTGTTTCAGCTGGAAGTTGGGGACAATGTGCTGAAGCCGGAAGCGACAAGCGGGCTTGCGAATTTGCAGGTGGATATTGATTTCGCAACGGAGATCGTGGGGATTTCGCTATGAGCTTTGAAATCTATAAAGAGGACTTTTCCACCCGGTACGAAATCCGGCACGCAATCAGTGTTATCATGAATATTTACTACAACGATATTGGAAAGCTGATACTGGTTGCTCCGGTAAGCGACTACAACATTAACGTGCTGAAAGTCGGCAATCTCCTGTATGATACGAGCAGAAACGTAACATTTGTAATAGAAAATATAAAGATTGACACGACCACGAACCGCATAACGGCGAATGGGTACACCGCAAACTGGCTTTTGAATAAGCGCATCATTGCATCGGAATACCACATGACAACCATCGAGACGGGCGTGTACAAGCTGATAAGCGATAATCTCCGGGGAATGACAAGGATTCAAGTTGCACAGGCAGCCGGGATGACCGATAAAACGGACAATGTTTTCATGGGCGGGAATTTGCTGGATGAAATTATCCCGTTTCTTGAAGAAAAAGGCATAGGCCACACAATGGATTGGAATCCCGACGACATGACACACACTTTCCGACTTTACAAGGGGCGTGACCTGACGGCTGGCATTCACGCTATTGTCTTTTCGGAGGAACAGGGAAGCGCAAAAGACCTTGTAATCAACGACGACGATTCCACCCTATGCAATGTGGCTTATGTGCAAGGAAGCTTGAACGGCACAGACAACACTTTTGTTGAGATTGTTGGCGATACAACCGGGGACAATCGCCGGGAAGTGTGGTTCAAAACTGCCGTTCGGCAGGAAAATGACGAATCTGCGGCTGATTGCAAAGCCCGCGCGCGTGCCTACGGCCAAATGGAGCTCGGGAAGCGAATCCGGCGAAAGTCCTTTTCCGTATCCATCGACCCGGAAGACCTGGGCAAGTATTACGCTCTGGGGGACATTGTATCGTGCGTATCTGCCCGGTTTGGGGTATCGTTCAGCGCCCGGATTACGGGCATTAAGTACACCTTGGATAGCAACAAAGCCCGGACAGAAGTTATCCTGGGCGACCCTATTCTTACAGCATTGGGGGCAATGAAATTAAATGGCTAATATCAAAAGTTTCCCGAATAACCAAGATACATACATAGGCGCAGAAGACGTTATGCGCTGGCATCATGGCCGCACATCCGGCGTTTTTGCCGCTGGCAGTAATGCGTCCGTGCAGGCGCTTCCCACGCCTGGAATGGCGGTGGAAGTCTCAGACGGCACCGGATGGATGGCGAATTCCGGCAGGAACGGCATTGTGTGGTGGATTGATAGTGAATCCGTTGACGGCGCCAAATTGCAGCTTGCCGTTGATGCGGCAGACGGCGTTTTGAACCGTATCGATCGCGTAATCGTGGAGTGGAAAACCACAAACTACGTGGACTATCCGGAAGTGAAAATCTTGAAAGGCGCAAAATCTGGGAAGGCAGCAGCCCCGGCGCTGACAAACAACAGCACAATCCGGCAGATCAGCCTTGCGCGGATTTCCGTTGCAGCCGGTACAACCGCAATTACCGCTTCCATGATTACGGATGAACGGCTTGACGCTTCGGTGTGCGGGCTGGTGACGGAAAAGGTGGGCATTGATACCAGCACAATGCAAAGTCAGTTTTCCACACTTTTGCAGGAAACGCAGGCACAAGTAAAAGATGTGCTTGATGATACCACGGCACAAGCCACATCGGTTCTGGATTCCATCAACCGGGAGCTGGCAGACCTGGAAGCCGGTACGGCGGTGGAGCTGAAAAAGCTCCTGTTCGCGAACACCAGTGTACCGGTATCTGCGTTTGTGGCTGATTCTACATATCAGGATTATCCATTTCGCGCGGCAATCGCACTGACGGGGGTGCTGGATACCATGATTCCGGAGGTGGTTCTCGGCGTTGCAGACGCAATTGACGGCAATTTTGCCCCTGTTGCAGCTACCTATAACGGCGGCGTGTATCTGTATGCCGCAAGCGCCCCGGAATCGGCAATTACAGTTCCCACCATTATTTGCTGGAAAGGTGGTGTAAGCGTATGATTGGCAGAGTTAACACTGGTGGAGGGGGTAGTCCTAACAAATCCACCATTATTGTAACCGCTCCTACAGGCTCCACGGTAACCTGCAAAAAGGGGTCTACCACAAAGACGACCACTGAGAAAAATGGTGTCTGGACATTCGGAGGGCTTGACTTGGGTACGTGGACGATTACCTCCACGAAGGGCGGAGACAGTGCAACTCAGGATGTTGTCATTACCCGTCTGACCATAGAGTACGTCACAATCGCATATCGGATTACTCCTGAGTTTACCTACACTGGGGATTATGCAATCGTGGACGACAGCGATGGTCCTATTTCAGATTTCGCAAGTTGGAAGGGCAACTGGAAGATTAGATTTTTAACCTCTGGTACATTCACAGTTACCAAGTTAAATGGTTGGGATGGCAGATTAGACGTCTTCCTCGTCGGTGGGGGTGCTGGTGGAAACTACAGTTATCGTGGTGGTGCTGGTGGTGGAAGTGGTTATACCAGCACGACGAAAGCCGTAACCATTCAAGTAGGGGTAAAATATGACATTGTCATAGGCGCCGGTGGAGCAGGAGCAAAAACCGCTGGCGGTAGAGCTGGCGGTGTAACTTCCGCTTTTGGCAGTAGTGCTAATGGTGGAGCAACTTTGTCCAATAATGGTGTATATGGTGGAGATGGTGGCTCCGGTGGTGGTAGTGGCACATTAAATCAGGATAAAGATGGTGCATACTCCAAAGCAGGCGTTGGGGGTACTGATGGTGCGAATGGTCAGGGTACACACCCCGGAACTGGTCAAGGCACTACGACCCGTGAGTTCGGTGAACCCAGCGGAACCCTATATGCAACAGGTGGAGAAGGTGCGGCTAGCAATAACATTACACCAGACCCTGTATCTCAGAACACTGGGGATGGTGGGAATGGAGCGGGCGGTAGCATTGAATCTACCCCCGGAGGCTCTGGCATTGCTATTATTCGTAATACCAGGAGGGCTGCGTAATGGCAAAGACCATGGCACTTATTGAAAACGGAGCAGTTATCAATGTTCTGTGGTGTTCCGATTTCGAGCCTGAAACGGAATCCCTCATCAACCCCGCAGACCGTCCAGTGGGAATTGGTGATACATACAGCAAGGGAAAATTCTATCGGGGTGGAGTGGAAATTCTCACCCCACTGGAAGAAGCACGAAAGGAGAATGCCGAATATGAATCTGCGCTGACTGAAATTGAAACCGCTCTGGGGGTGAATAATACATGACCATCGAAGAACGGAAGCAGAGAATCCTCGCGAAAATCGCGGAAATGAAGGCCGAGGGTGTAGACATGCAGAACGCCCTGACCATTTTGGAGGTGACGCCGGATGAAGACGTGGAGTAACGGAGCCAAAAAGCGGCTGGTGGAAATCCGCGCCGCCGAGGACGGTGAGCAGGATATGCGTGCCATTGCAGCAAGCATCGCCAAGCTGCCCCCCGGTCAGCTCAAGAAAATCCTTACCGACGACATCATTGCCATTCTGGCGAAGTATGGGGTGGTGATCAAATGACCATCAAACAAATTCAATGTCTGTTGACCTACCTGGGCTATTCTCCCGGCGCAATCGATGGAGCTGACGGCAGGAATACCCAAGGGGCGATTCGGGCGTTTCAGGCCGACTACGGGCTTACCGTGGACGGGATTCCGGGTGCGGCTACCCAGAAAATGCTGATTGGCGCGATTGCCGGGACGGCGGTAAAGGTGGAGAAGCCTGAGAGTAGCGACGCACCGAAAACCGGGACGTTCTGGGACGATATCCGGTATTTCACCCGGGAGGAGTTCCGGTGCCAGTGCGGCGGGAAATACTGCAACGGCTTCCCCGCAGAACCGGTGGAGGAAACCGTCCGCATGGCCGATGAGATACGCCGCCGGGCGGGGGTTCCCCTGAATGTGAATTCCGGTGTGCGGTGCAAGCGGCACAATGCCGAAGTGGGCGGAGTATCCAACTCCCTGCACACCACGGGGCAGGCCGTAGACCTCTCGGGGGCTATCTCCCCGGAGAAACTGTATGCCATAGCGCAGGAGGTGCAGGCCGAGAAAATCCCCGGGCGGGGCGGTCTGGGGCTGTACGGATGGGGCATTCACGAGGACAACGGGAAGTACAGCCGATGGAATGGCTGAGAAGGGAGTATGCCAATGGAAGAAACGGAAATCGCCGGGCGGCTTTCCGCTGTAGAACAGCGGAGCAAATCCAACTCCCACCGTCTGGACGCGCTGGAACGGCACACGGAAGCGGTGAACACGCTGGCAACGTCTGTTGCCGTCATGGCGGAGAAGGTGGAAGTTACCGGGGAGAAGGTTGACGGCCTCTGCACGGACGTGCAGGAGCTGAAATCCGAACCCGGCAAGCGGTGGAAATCGGTTGTAGAAAGGGTCATCTACATCGTTGTGGCCGCTGTTGTAGGGTTTATTCTTGCTCGGCTCGGGCTGGGCTGATTTTTAAGGAGGAAAACAAAATGATGATTAACTGGGTTGTACGAATTAAGAACAAGAACTTCTGGCTGGCCGCGATTCCCGCGCTGCTTCTGCTGGTGCAGACGGTAGCCGCCCTGTTCGGCTTTACGCTGGACTTGGGCGAGATTGGCGACAAGCTGCTGGCCGTGGTGAACGCCGTGTTTGCCCTGCTGGTGATTCTGGGCGTTGTGAACGACCCCACCACCGCCGGTATCGCTGACAGCAAACTGGCAAGAACCTACAGTTCCCCAAAGGAGGACTGATGTGACAAGTGGATAAAGTCCCGTGGAATCGGGTGATTCTGGATGAGTTCTGTTCTCTGGCGATTCTCACGCCGTTGGAGGAAAAGATCATCCGCACCCGAGCCGCCGGATGGAGCCGTGTACAGCAGTGCCACGCTTACGGCATGTCCCTTGCCACATTAGATAGGCACATTAGGAAGTTGAAAAACTCCTATAACAGTGTGCAGGAGTATAGCTACATACTCCCCAAAAACATAGACTTCTGATAGCTTTTTGAAGGATATGCGATTGTAAGTCGGTAGGGAAACGAGAGTTTCCCTACCGACTTTTTTGTTATTCTATAGGCAGGAAGGGGGCGTTGCCTATGGCTGAATTTCAAAGCTTTAATCCAAATCCCCGCGCCGCGAAAGTCGGCGATTGCGCAGTTAGAGCTGTGGCAAAGGCTCTTGGAATTGACTGGTATCAATCATACGTTGAGCTGGCCAGCGAGGGGCTGACTCAATGCGATATGCCTAGCGCAAATAACGTATGGGGCGCGGTGTTGCGGCGGCACGGATTCAGGCGGGCGGCAATCCCGGCGGAATGCCCGGATTGCTACACCGTAGGTGATTTTATCCGGGAATACCCTGACGGGATCTACGTTGTCGCGCTGAAAAACCACGTTGTTGCCGTGGAAAACGGCGTTTTGTACGATACTTGGAACTCAATGGATGAAAATCCTATCTATTTTTGGAGGCGTGAATGATGGCAAACCCTTATATGCAGCCCAACTACCAATCCGGCTATTTTCAGCCCAACTATTTCCAGCCGCAAATGCCCATCGGACAACCACAGATACCCGCACAACCCCAACAGCCGCCCCTTGATGACCGAATTTGGGTAGCTTCGGAATCTGCGGCGGAGGCGTTTATTGTCACGGCAAACGGATTTGTGCGGCTATGGGATAGCAATAAGCCGGTATTCTACGAAAAGCGGACGGACGCGCAAGGGCGACCAATGCCGATTGTAGCGTATGAATACAAAATCCGGGATGCGGGAGCTACCCCGGAGGCAGTCAGCGCAGGATTTGAGCAGCGGCTTTCTGCTGTAGAGGAACGGCTGAACCAGCTGACAGATGGAAAACGCGATGCCAAGAAAGCGGAGGTAAAACGCAATGATGCCTAATCCTATGCAGATGATTTCCCAATTCCCCCAATTTATGCAGCAGATGAGGGGGCAAGACCCGCAGCAACTGCTTAATCAGCTTGTACAGAGCGGGCGTGTAAACCAGCAGCAGCTTAACCAAGCCCAGCAAATGGCACAGCAGATGCAGGGGCAGTTTGAGCAATTCCGGGGCATGTTCGGCTTCGGAGCGCCTAGAAGGTAAACAATAATCTGGCCAGATTTTGTTATATTTTTCATCTTTTGAAAGGAGAACAAAATGAGTATTACAGCAAGTGAAATGACCCCCGCTGATATCAGAGCTGTCACCGATGGCAACAACGGCGGCTATGGCGGAGGCTGGGGCGGTGAATGGTTCATCTGGATTGTCCTGTTTGCCGTATTGTTTGGCTGGGGCGGCAACGGCTGGGGTGGAGGCTTCGGCGGTCGTGGTACCGGCGCTGGCGTGGTGGACGGGTATGTTCTCGCGTCCGATTTTTCCAACATCGAGCGGAAAATTGACAATGTGAACAACGGCATTTGTGACGGCTTTTATGCCATGAACACCGGCATGCTGAACGGGTTTGCAGGCGTGAACCAGAATATCAGCAACGGTTTCCAGGCGGCGGAGCTTTCCCGGTGCAATCAGCAGGCTGCCTTGATGCAGCAGCTTTTCCAGATGCAGATGGCAAATCAGGAGTGCTGCTGCGAAAATCGCGCCGCTATCCAGGGCGTAAATTACAACATGGCTACCCAGAGCTGCGACACCCGGAACACCATCCAGAACACCACCCGGGACATTATCGACGCTATGAACTGCGGTTTCCGCTCCATTGACCAGCGCTTGACTGCCCAGGAGCTGGCGGCGAAAGATCAGAAAATCGCCGATCAGAATCAGCAGCTCTTTATGGCGCAGCTGGCCGCTTCCCAGAATGCCCAGAATCTCACGATCAAGGGCTATGTGGAGAACCAGTTCGCGTATTACAATCCCCGCCCGGTTCCCGCTTATCAGGTGCAGAATCCCAACTGCTGCTACGGTAACGGCTACGGCTGCGGGAGTGTAGCGTAAGGAGGGACTAGCATGGCGGTTGAACTTACTGCGAACGCTGTCCAGGCGGTGCCCGCCGGACAAAACGTGCTGTTTACCGATGCGCCGGTGAAATGCGGGCGGGGGTATGTTGTTCACCGTGAAGGCGCTGGGCTGGTGACGCTTCGGGGCATTTGCAATGGATGTTCCCCGATCGCGCGGTATCGCGTGCTTTTCGTGGGAAATATCTCCGTGCCTACCGGCGGAACCGCTGGGGCTATCAGCGTAGCGCTGGCGCTGGGCGGTGAAGCGCTTCCCACCACTACGGCGACGGCAACACCCGCCGCCGTTGGAGACGCATTCAACGTGGCAACCTCCGCGTTTGTGGATGTTCCCCGTGGGTGCTGCGTAGCGTTATCCGTGCGCAATGTCTCCGCGCAGGCAATCGATGTTGCCAACGCCAATCTGATGATTGAGCGCGTGGCCTAGGAGGTGAAATTATGAAGCACTGGGAACAGTTGAGAGATACACTTTGCCGGGAACTGGACGAAATCGCCGAAAAAGGCGAACTGTCCGCCGGTGATCTGGAAACCGTGGACAAGCTGACGCACACCATGAAGAATCTGGATAAGATCATGATGGGCGAAGGATACAGTAACGCCGGGGACTGGTACGCTATGGGCAACTATGGACGGGATGGCTATAGAGCCGATTACCGGGACGGCGTGAGCTATCGAGGCCGTAAACGCGATAGCATGGGGCGCTACAGCCGCGCAGACGCCAAGGAAGATATGGTGGATAAACTGCGGCGCATGATTGATGAAGCGCCGGACAGCCGGACGCGAGAGGCTCTGGAAAAGGCCGTCCGTTGTATGGAGGATTAAAAAATGTTGGCAGAGCGGGATTTGCTGGAAACAATCGAAGAATGTAAAGCAGTGAAGCGCCCGACGGCGGCAACATGCCAGTTAATGGCCTCGTGCTATACCATTCTAGATCACATGTTCCCGGAATATTCCCGCTCTGCTGATGTTTCCCCCGTAAGCTTGTATTCCTCCGCTCCTGCGCCACAAAATGATGAAATATCCGGGAGCGAGTTCGCAATTGCCGCAAATTCAGCGGGAATGAAACGGCTATTAGAAGTGATGGACGAACACATGGAGTGCATTCGGCTGATATACCCCAAAGAATACGCGGCGATTATGCGGCGGCTCAGAGAATGAGCGGCAAAATTCCGTTGCCAATCCGTTGCCAATTTGCACCATAAAAACGTACCGCACGCGGGAAAATATTAAAAACTGTGGTAATACTTTCTCGTAAAATAAGTTTGAAGAACGTGGGAATATAGCTGATAAAGCAATAAAAAAGCCCTAGAATAAGTTTCTAGGGCTTTTTTGATGTGGCGGAGAGAGTGGGATTCGAACCCACATGATAAATTTGTAAATATGTTGCGGCACTAGCGATTTTTAATTTTCATTTCCCATGCCGTTGCCAATTTTGCGATTTTCCATTGCCTCTGGCGTGAAATAATCCGTGAACTCTTTCGAGCGTTTGGCAATATCCCGTTCCGCTAAGTGCGTGTAAATTTTGCGCATCGTCCCTAAGTCTTTCCATCCGCCTATGTCCGCCGCCATCATTTCCGGGATTCCCATATGGTAGGCCAGCGAGGCGAAGCTGTGCCGTAATCCGTGCATCCCCACCTCTGGCAAGCTGTTTTCCCGGCATATTTTGTTGATGCGGTTGAATAGCGTACATGTCGCGGCGTTTACAACAAATTCCGTATCTTTCGGCGCGGCCGTAAGCGCATCGTAAAGCGGTGGAATCATAGGAACGGGGCGACGGGATTTTTTCGTTTTGTTCTGCGGCTTGAGCTTCAGCCCATCTTCACCACGGACTTTTGCACCACGAACATAAATTGCCCTGTTTGCAAAATCGATATTCTCCCACGTCAGAGCCAACATTTCAGAGCGGCGTAAACTGGATAAGCAAAGCAGTGCCGGGATTTCCACCGGATCACCTTTTACGGCCTCAACGAAAATATCAATCTGGTCAGGCTCTAGGAATGGCCGCTCGTTGTCCTCTTTCTCGAAAAGGACGACTTTCGGTTGCTTCCCGGTTTCTTTTTTGATTGCCGCCGACATTAGCCCCCACGCATTCTTGATGTACTTCGGCGATCTGCCCATTTTCTTTTCATCGTCTATAGCGGCCTGCCATCGTGCGTCCGGCGTGGTGTAGATATTGTATGCCATCGCCCGCTGAAAGGTATTATCCCGATATCTGATATAGCCGTATACCGTAGACGGTGAGCGACGCCCACGGCGGACTAAATCACGGGTATTCTCTATGTATGCGTCTACTGCTTCGCCTAGCGTAAGCTGCCCCTGTGGCCGCTCCTGAGCTTCCAGAATGCCGTTTTTGATTGCAAGGTATTCTGATAGGCACTCATCATAAGTATCGCGTGTAATGGACGTGCGCCGCCCATCCAAGTATACACGTGTGTGCCACGCCCCAGATGGGAGCTGCTTAATTTTTGGGAGCCTGATTTCCGGCTCCTTCTTCCTTTTTGCCATTTCGTTCGCCTCCACTTAAAAGCCTGTGGAAAATCAAAAATGCCGTGAGCATAAAAACAGCGGCGATTCCTGCCGCGCCAAATAAAATTACCGCAGAAATCTTTTCGGAGCGAATCAGCCCCATTTCCGTGTTCCGGGCATCCAGCACCATATAGATTATGAGTACCGCCGCCAGCAGAATGTTTAATGCGCACTGCCCGTAAATCAAGGGCTTATCTTCCCTTTGCGCGGATGCAAGCGCACTGTCTTTTTGGGAAAGGGCGTCGCTTTGCTTGCGGATTCTGGTATCCCGGGCAGATATTCCCGCCTCCTGAATCCGGCTCCGATCAAGGAGGCGGGATATTGCGGCGTCCTTTTCTTGCAACATTTCGTCTTTGTGGTCGATTTCCAGCTGCAAAAAATCCACGGTAACGGAATCGCCGCTTTTCTGCGGGGAAAGCCCGATAAGTTCGTCTGCGGATAATTCCAAGCTTGCGCATAGGGCGCACACATCCATGAAGCCCGGGTTCATCAGCGTACCGGCAAAGAAACGGTTTAGGGTCGTTCGCGGTATCCCGGTTTCGTCGGCCAGCTGCTGAACGGTTTTGCCTTGCTGCTGCTTGGCGGCCTTGATTTTTTCCACCAACGTCAAGCTTTGCTCATGCAGCGCCAAAATACGTTCCTCCGTTGGCAAAATAACTCGCTCCTTTCATTTTGGCACGCAAAATCTACGCCGTGTAAACGGATTGTCCGATTTGCGCGTTTACTTTTATAGTGGTAGGGACTATGGTAAAGGTGCAACCGGCAAGGGACACACGGCGTTACCGGCGGCAAGCCCCGCCACCTTGTGGCACGGGTGGCGGGGCAATCATCACTTGACGGACGTAATTTCCAGAGATTCTTTTTCCGTGGTGATGCCATTGGCAAACTCTGCAAATTGTTCGCCCTGCTCAGAAGCGGAGGCCGTACTCGAGAAACCATACATAATAGTATAAATATATTCGCCATCATCGAATGTGCCAACTATCCATATCAAGCCGTTAGAACCCATAAGAAGATCAACCCCAACGGAAGCCCCGAGAATGGTACAGCTTGCTTGATCGGACGCTTTCCCGCCCTCTCCCACCAATCCGGAAACTATTCCGGTATGCTGCATTTTCGGCATGTACTCACGTAGAGAATCGAGTGATTCAGAGGGCTTATCGCAAAAAATCCCTACTGCGGCGGTATTCCCTGGATACGTAATTCTCGTCGTATTTTCGTCAACTTCCTCAATTGTCTGGCCTTCGCCAACAGGGAACATCAGATTTCCAATTGCGATGGAATCTTCGTTTTGCGCCTCAACGGGCGATGTTGTTGCTTCGGTGGGTGCTTCCGTGGCTACCGTTGTAGGCGTGGCCTCCGTGGCTTCTGGCTGCGTCTCAGCCGTGGACGCGCCACACCCCGTGAGAAACAGGGATATGCAAATCAGAAAAGCAATCAATTTTTTCATGGTAGATACCTCTTTCCATAAAATTCTACAGTAAAATAATACCACGGGCGATACATATTTTCAATGAATAGAAAGATTTTTTGTGCAACTTTTTAATTAGTCCGATTTATTGGACATTTAGTGTGCTACTGTATGTTATACAAACAATTGTTCTAAATATAAAAGGAGGAACGGCCAGTGACGAAAAATGCATTGCGAAACAGAGTAAACCGTGATATAATGGAAGAAAGGAGAACATTGCCGAACATTCGTGAACAGTTGGCGGAGAATATTCTTTCCCTAACTGATGAACAGGCTGCATATGTGCTAAGGAGGGTAAAATGTTTGTTACAAAGCGAGCGCTCAGAAAAGAGAATCGAAAACTAAAAGAACTGCTCCAAAAATGCCAGAATCTGCAAGGCGAAGTCAAAGACTCCTGCCTTAATGCCAACTGCATTCTGTGCGAACACTGTGTAATGCCGCAAAGCGACTTGCCATTTGTTTTGGTTGGATGCAGGTTGGAGCGTGCCTGTGCCAACTTTTCACCAAATCAAATCTGTAAGAAACTTCACAAACAATGCGGAACAGGCGCCGAGGAAAAAACCGATTGCCTCGTGGAAAATGGCTGACCGCCATTCCTTGTGCCGAAGTTCCTTATAATTTCGCCCCTTCTCCGTCAAGCGGAAATCGCTGTGGGCGTCGTTCCCCCATTCGATACATTTACATTCGGCAAGGTATGCCAGAATGCCGGTATAATCTGAATAGCTGTGAATTTTCTTTTCATCAATAACGCCCATCCAAGCTATTACGTTGTATGTGTTGGAGTTCCCGAGCGGGGGATTGGCAATCAGGATATCCAGCACATATTTGGAATCTTTCGTTAATCTCACAATAAATTTATAGCCTCCTTGATAATGTTGGAAAGCTTACCGCACTGATCGTCGGACAGGCTATCAATTAAATCCAGAAGTTCCCGTTTTTCGGGGCTGACCTCGCCATTCGTGGCGGGGTCTTTTTTTGTCTCCTCGCCCTTGAGATACTCGACGGTTACGCCGAAATAATCGGCGATTTTCAACAAAGTTGCGTCCGAAGGGCTATTTCTTCCACTTTTCCAGTAAGTGACGTTTGATTTCCGCAATCCGATTTCGATTGCAGCGGCACTAGGGCTAATCCCCTTTTCCGCGCACAAGCGAATATAGTTGTTATAAAATGACAAAACAAGCACCCCATTTTTGTGCAATGTGTAGAAGTACAAAAAGTTCACTTAGATGGCTTGACAATCAAAACAATTTGTACTACAATAGCCACAGTGGTTCAAAAAGTTCACAAAAACCCAGACCCAAGACGAAAAGTCCTGCGTCAAAGCTATTCTGTTCCTCGCAAGTACATAGTAGCACACTTTGTTAACTTTTGCAACCACAAAATGACTGCGGTGGGAAAGAAAAAAACGCCTGCGGACAATCGCAGACGCTTTCCCCCCAGATTTTTTACCGAAACACGGCGGCAACCCGGCACGCGCCGAAATTACTTTATCGGCGGCTCCCGGGCAGTTGCATTAGGCCGGGAGAAATGCCGAATCCGTAAATTGTCTTACGGTTCTTAGCCGTGCCAATCACTTACAGCATATCTGGTTGCTGTGCTCCATGCGCATCATGCAGTTGCCTTAGTTCGGAACGCCAGAGCAAAAAGATTGCTTCGCCAATGGCTCCGCATCAAATCACCCCTTTCTGTTGTTACACAGGGAACGCATGAAATTGTAGCACGGTTTCCCACCGCAGTCAACATTTTTAACTAAAAGGAGGAATACAATGCCCGAAAAATGGACGGGGCGGCTCATCGGGCGGATGCACAATGAGCGGATCACCTATGAGCAGCTGGCAAACGAAATGGGCGTGAACAAGGCGTACATTTCCATGATTCTGAATGGGAAGCGGAAGCCGCCCAATATCCAGAAGCGGATGGAGACCGCTTTGGAAGCAATCATCAAGCGGGAGCGAGAGAAGCAATCTCAGAAGAAGGGAGAAATAACATGAGTACCTACACGATTCTTTCAATAATTGGAATGGCGTTTGCCTGCTATTCGTTGGGGTACAGCGTTCGGGGGCTAGTAGATTGCATTGCCCCCAGGGTAAAGCCCGCAGATAAAGAGAGCGAGGGGAAAGACAATGCCTAGAATCCGGCAGTATGCCGAGCGCTACGCAGTGGAGGATTTCTGGAAGGAAATCGACCGCTGCTGCCCCCTGGCGGGGATTCAGAGCAACAACGCCGCCGCTCTGGGGCGGGGAATCGGGGTGGATGGGCAAAACCTGCGGCACTACCGAAATGGAAAAACAGTTATGCCCCTTGACGTTCTGCAAAAGCTGGTGACAACCCTCCGCCCCAACCCGGCAGTGATCCTGAAAACCCTGGGGTACTCTGAGAAGGAGATACGGGCGTTTGCGAGGGAATTGCAGTGATTTGAAATCTACGGCAGAATGCCGAAATTGAAAGGAGGGGCTAAATAATGCGCAAAGCATTTTTGCTATTGATGCTTGTTTTCGGGTTTATTCTTGGGGCGTGCGCCACTACCGTGGCAAAAGCCGAACAGAATTACCCGATAAAGATTTGGGCGCAGAACTCAAACGGAAAGTACGAGACACTATGCGTTGTGGATGAAGAAACTGGCGTTAATTACATTGTTATAAGCGGCGAACTGTACCAAAAAGGGATCGGGCTTGGAGTTACCCCTAGGCTGAATAGTGATGGCAGCTTGTACGTAAGCGAAAAGTAATCCACATTTTATGAAAATTGAAAGGAGTTATTTATGAAATACAAAGTTGGGGATAAGGTGCGGATTGTGAGTGAGCGGCCAAAAGATTTCGTATTTTTTGACAAACTGGAAAAATACCTTGGGAAAACACTTACCGTAATCAAGGTGGAGTGGAGTCCGGTCTTAGGGACTTTATACTGGTTCAAAGAGGCAATCATTGAGAGCGGCTTTTGTGCTGGCGACTCATGGGCGTTCAGAGAAAGCTGGATTTCCGGCCTTGCAGATCCTAAGCAGGAACCCTGCACCGTGGAACTCCGCTTTGACGGGATGATTACCACGGCCACCCTGAAACGGGGCGGGCGGGACGTGAAGACCGCAGAAGCCCGGTGCAATCCGAAGGATACCTACAGCAGAGCGGAGGGCGCAAGGGTAGCCGTTGAGCGGCTTTTTGAGAAGAAGCGCAAGGAGGGCAAGCCCAAGGTTGGAGACAAGTTTGTGGTTGTACAGAAATGCTATCTCCCGCAGCATTGCTTTGCAATAGGGGATATTGTTACGCTGGAAGCAATAGGCACCGTGGATAATCTCTATCGTCTCGGGAAGCAATATCAGTATGTGAATGACCGGGATTTGAAGCCTTACAAGGAGAAATCCAAATGACCCCCAACGAAACAACCCAGCTTCGCACTATGGCGGAGATATTCCGCCGCTTGCGGGAGGAAAACGTCAAGTTGCGGGAATCCTTGGGCATGGAAACAGAGGAACGCAAGGCGTTTGACGATGAGAACGTGGAGCTTTTCGATGTGGTCCACAAAAACCACGACAGGGGGCGAGGATATGGCAAGCAGAAATAAGCCCGTGGATGCCCGGTGGGAGCCGGTGACGGAGAACCGGAAGCCGTTCAATATCAAGGAATGCGTTTGCCGTGTTCTCCCCTATGCGGGGCTGAATCTGGTGCTTTTCTGGTGGCAGCAGGCCGATTTGCTGGCAGACAGGGCGGCAGTTCCCGCAATGTGGGTGTGCGCTATCCTGATGGGTGCCGGTATCGGGCGTTGCATCAGAGGGCGATAAAGGATACACATCTTAAAAACAGGAGGATTTCTAATGTACGATCCAAAATCAATTTTGCAGATGGCAAGGGGCGCGTTTCAGGAGCGCGTGGATTTGGAGATGGCGAAAGTCATTGATAATATCCTTGACCCCAACACAAAACCGACGCAAAAACGAAAGCTGACGCTCACAATCGAGTTTACACCGGACGATGATCGGCAGAACATCGGCGTCAGCGTTGCGGTAAAATCAGCGCTTGCGCCTACTACGCCCGCGAGAACAACCCTTTGGGTTGCTGGGGATGACAGCACTGGAGAGTGCCAGGTTGTCGAAATGGTGCCCCAGGTTCCAGGGCAGATGTCCATGGACGGAGGAGAGCAGGAAGCCCCCGCGTCTCTGAAAATAATCAAAATGGCCTGATAGGAGGAAAAAACAATGTTGAAAGAAGCAATCGAAAAAATTCAGGAACTATGTGCACCGCACCTGTTCACGTCCGGAAACCATGATTTCATTGCGGACGCAGAAGGTAGCTATACCGAGGTGAAGCCTGATCTGGAAATTGTAGATAATATCCAGCTTTCCAGCCTCGATGCCATGGTAGCGTTTGTAAAAACGGAGGCGGTACAGAGGTACAGCACCGTTTATATCACGATTCCCGATCACAAAACGGTAAAGTGCTTCACCCACCCATCTGCGGAGCTGCGTAACAACCGCGAGTACCCGTATACTGCCAATGCGACCGATGTTCCCGGCTGGAATGAGAAGGTATCCTTGCCGTTTGAAGAGGCATTGATCGCTCTGCGCACAAGATTCCAGCCCACGGCGGATACGGAGTATGCCTTGAAACTGCTATCCGATATCACCACTGGGAGCAAAGTCACGTACAACGACAATGGCGTTGCTACCAGCGTTGTCACCAAGAAGGGCATCGACCTTCAATCCAATGCGTCCATCCGACCCATTATCAAGCTACGGCCTTACCGCACGTTCCAGGAGGTTGAGCAGCCGGAATCTCAATTTCTCATTCGTATCAACGAAAGAAACATTTCTTTCATTGAAGCCGACGGTGGCATGTGGAAGCTTTCCGCCCGGAATACGGTAAAGAAATACTTGGAAAAGGCGCTGGAATCCGAAATTCAGAGCGGGCACGTCGTGGTTGTTCTTTAATAAAAAGCCGCCCCCGATGTTACAGCACCGGGGACGGCAAGCGATATAAAGAATCTCTACCACTTACAGTATATCAAACTGAGAAAGGAAAGTCAATGGACGATTTTGTTGGCGTGAATCCGGATTACGATTATCTGTACGATCCCCAGGCAACGGACAGCAGCATTCCGGTGTGCATCTGCTGCGGGAGAACCGTGGGACACAGATACTGGAAAATCCGGGACGATGCCATTTGCGACCTCTGCATGGACAGCCGGGAGGAATGGCGGGAGATTTCCTATGATTGACAATACCACTTACAAAATCATGCTCATTCGAGTGAAAACCCCTGTTTCCATGGCGAGGGCGCTTATAGCGTATCTGGAACGAATGGGACTTGCTTACCGGATTGAGCAGTACGAGGAGGAAAAGAAATGCTGAAAAGCTACGCAGAAATGCGAAAAATTGACGTGAGTAAAGAATGCGATAAGCGCAAGGCAAAAGACGACAGGGGGCGTGAGATCGAAGTCCCTTATCTGAATTGGGCAAAGTGTGTGGAGCTTCTGCACAAGAACGGCGCTGATGTGGTGTACTTCGAGCCGTGTGTAAATGCCAACGGTTCCAGCCTTTTCATGAGCGATCAGGTGTTTACCGACAGCAAGGGAAACACAAACCGCTGCTACGAAGTCCGGGTAAAAATCGTGATCGATGATTTGGAGTTCGAAGCACAGTACCCGCTTATGAACGGCAGCAACCCGGTAAAAGATAATTCCCTCACCCAGCAGCGGCTATGGAATGCTCAGGCAAGGGCATTCGTCAAGGGCGTGGCAATGCGAACCGGCTTAGGTTTTGGGCTGTGGCTGGACGATATGGATTCCAGAGATGATGAACCCGAGGACTTGAGCCGCCATAATCTGTTCGCTATCAAGGAACGTCTGCAAATCGCCTATACCCGGCTTATCAAGCGTGGTATGTCCACTTCCGATATTGCGGAAGCGGTAGGTATGACGGAGGTCGAGGTAAAGATCATTTTCACCTACTTCGATCAGCTGAACCGCTTCGAACAGAAACTCAACGCCTTATGATCTCAAATCATGATCGTTCCGGGTACATAGGAGCCAGCGATACGGCCTACGTGGTAGGAAACTGGAAAACAAAAACATGGCTTTCGTGGTGGATGCAGAAACTTGGCATAAATCGAGATCATTTCGATAATCGGTACACGCTGGCCGGGACGAATTTCGAGCATCGGATTTTGAAAAGTCTTGGTATCCAGGGGCTTCGTCTGGACGAGCAGATTATACATGAAAATTTGAAACTCCGGGTGAACTTCGACGGGCTGACAAACGACTGCACCTACGAATGCAAAACTTTTAAGATAGAAAATGGCTGGAAGGTGCCGAAGAAATACTGGCAGCAAGTTCAAGTGGAAATGTACGCCGCTGGTATCAAAAGAGGCCAGATCGTCGCGTATGGCCTGGAAGATGCAGATTATGACAACTTCCTCCGCCCCATCGACCACGGGAGACTGAAGCTGGAAGATATCGCTTACGATTCCGAATGGATAGATATGGTATACCTCCCCAAACTCCGAGTTCTGGCGGATGCACTGGAAAAAGGGATGCTCCCTATGGAGGCGCGCAATGGGTGACATTACATTTCGTGAAATAAAACTCGAGGGCGGCTGGCTGATGGTGCGACCGGAAAGGCAGGATTTGGGGAAGGCCATGGCCTTGGTTCGCAAGCACAAGAATCGGCTCTACGATCTGGATGTCAAGGAGCACCGGGAAAAGCGGAGCCTGGACGCAAACGCCTATGCCTGGGTGCTGATTCACAAGCTTGCCGCCGCTATGGGGATTCCCCCGGTAGAGGTCTACCGGAACGCCGTTCGTGGCGTGGGAGACAATTACACGCCTATGTGCGTCCGGGAACAGGACGTGGAGCGCTTCACACGGAGCTGGCAGAAAAACGGCCTTGGATGGCTGGTGGACAGCTTGGGCGCGTCTCAGGTGCCTGGGTGCCGGAACTTGGCGGCATACCACGGTTCCAGCACCTACGACACCAAACAAATGGCGCGGCTGATCGACAATCTGATACAGGACTGCAAGGCGCTGGACATTGAAACCCTGCCCCCGGACAAGCTGGAACTGCTCAAGGAGGAATGGCGTTGAGGAAGGACACCAAAGCGAGGGACTTCACCCGGGGCGAGAAAATGGCGATTGCCGAGCGGGACAGCATTGACGGCTGGACGTGCTGCGTATTCTGCGGCGCTCCCGCCCCTGCCCCTCTGGCATGGAGCAACGCCCACTACATATCCCGGGCGCAGGGAGGGCTTGGCATTGCCCAAAACGGGCTTACCCTCTGCCCCAGATGTCACAACCGGTACGACCAGACCACGGCAAGAATGGAAATGAGGGCGTATTTCCGGGAGTACCTGATGGGCATTTATCCCGGCTGGAACGAAAACGATCTGATTTACAGGAAGGAGAACACATGAATAATTGTCAATTTGTCGGGCGGCTCACCGCCGACCCGGAGCTGAGAAGAACCCAGGAGGGGACGGCGGTTTGCTCCTACAGTCTCGCCGTCAAGCGGCCAATGACGAAGGATGCCACCGATTTTCTGGACTTCGTCACATGGCGGCAGGGGGCTGAGTACCTGACGCAGTACGGCCATAAGGGCGACATCGTAGCCGTTTCCGGAGCGCTGCAAGCCAGGGACTGGACTGACAAGAACGGGAACAAACGCCGGGCGTTTGAGATAGTGACCACAAGTGTTGAGCTGCTTTCCAGCAAGCGCAACTCTCAGGATACCACCAATACCGGAACGGCGCAAAACGCCGGATACGGGCAGCCCAGCGCCCCACAGCAGACGAACCGGGGCAACGGATACAGTCAGCAGGGGTTCGGAGGATATCAGGAGATCACCGAAGACGACCCCGCCTTGCCGTTCTAGGCCGGAAAAATCAATCTTTCCCTAAAAAGATTGACAGTATAGTTTGCATTTCCCTTGGCGGTGGGAGGCAAAACCGCCAACTCCAAAGGAAGGAGCGAAAACGTGACGATTGAATTTACGATTCCCGGCGTTCCGCAAGGGAAGGAGCGCCCCCGCTTCACCCAGAACGGTGCGGCATACACCCCAAAGAAAACGAAGGACTATGAAAAGCTGGTGGCATGGGCATACCAGTGCGAAGCCCACGGGGCAAAGTTCACCGGCACTATCCGGGTTGACATTGCGGCAATCTACCCCGTTCCCCATTCGTGGAGCAAGCGCAAGCAGGAAGAAGCGATTGACAATCGGATTCTCCCCATGGTGAAACCCGACTGGGACAACATAGGAAAGAGTGTGTGTGATGCCCTGAACGGTATCGCCTACAAGGATGACGCAGCTATCACAGACGCCACAGTCTGCAAGCGGTACGGCACCCGCCCATGCGTGGCGGTTCGCCTCACCGGAGAGGAGGCACCCCGTGACACAGTGTGAGCGTATCCTGCGGCATTTGCAGGACTATGGGAGTATCACTCAGGCCGAGGCGGTTACCGAGTACGGCTGTTACCGACTGGGTGCAAGGATCTGGGATTTGAAAGCGCAAGGCGTACCCATCCGCTCCGAGCGGGTAACCGGCAAAAACCGATACAACGAGCCGGTATCCTTTTCCAGATATTCCATCGCAAAGGAGGACGCGACATAAAATGACATACACTCTGTTTTTGACAGATACAGACGATATCAACAATATCGCCTCTGGCGATAGCAACACCATCAGGCTTGACAACGTGACGCATGAAGATGCTGAAACCATCTGTAAAATAGCGGACAAATATGGGTTTACAGTAGCGGCGTTCTTGTACTGTTAAAGGGGCTGCAGCATGACCTACATTGACCTCTTAAATGACTTCAACCAATGGCTCGAAAGTAACGCTCTGCCTTGCTCCTCACAATTGATGTACTTCAGACTGCTGAACGTCTTCAATAGAGCTGGCTGGCCGGAGTATGTGCAAGTAGACAACCTGCGGATGATGCTCATGACGGGAGTGGAATCAAAAACTGCGGTTATCCGGGCGAGAAACAAGTTGATGGAAGCCGGTTTTATTTCTTACGGTAAAGGGAAAAAAGGTTGCCCGTGCCGTTACTACCTAGCAAAAAAAGGGTCTTTTAAAAAGACCGAAAACGCTACCAAAAACGATACAGAATTCGCTACCGAATGCGCTACCAAAAACGATACAGAATTCGCTACCCATATAAAGACTAAGACTAAGACAAAGACGAATACCCCCGTATTACCTGACGGTAATACTGCCCCCAAGGGGCGGATGGTGCCACCCACGGTTGATGAAGTCGCGGCCTATTGCCAGGAACGTGGCAACGGCCTTGACCCTGAGACTTTCGTTGACTTCTACGCCTCCAAGGGCTGGATGGTGGGCAAGAACCCCATGAAGGACTGGAAAGCCGCCGTGCGGACGTGGGAGCGGTCAGAGGGGCGGGGAACGTCCGGAGCCGGAAACCGTGTGCAGCCAAGAGCCACGGAGGAACACGGGCTGGACAAGCTGAGACGGTTGTACGAGGAGGAATTCGGCGTTGAATAAACAGGAAAGCTATCAGGTTTTGGCGTTGCTGCAAGCCAACTACCCGGATGCGTTCCGGGGAATGTCGGAGGACGCCGCAAAAACAAAGATCGGCCTGTGGGCGGACATTTTCGCGGATGAACCCTTCGATCTGGTGGTGATGGCGGCTAAGGCATACATGGCTACGGATACCAAGGGCTTTATGCCAACGGTTGGCCAGCTGAAAGACCGACTTGACAAAATGCGCTCCCCGGAGCAGATGACACAGATGGAAGCGTGGGGGCTGGTTGCCAGTGCGCTGAGAAACAGCGTATACGGCGCTGATGACGAGTTTCGGAAGCTGCCTCCGGCGGTACAGCGGACGGTGGGAAGCCCCGCCCAGCTCAAGGAATGGGCGCTGATGGACGCAGAAACGGTGCAGTCAGTGGTTGCATCGAATTTTCAGAGATCATTCCAAGTGTGCCAGAAGCGGGAGGACGATTACCAGAAGCTCCCCGGAGCGGTAAAGAGCTTTATCGCCGAGCTGGCCGGGAAGATGGAATTTGAAAAGCTACCGGAAGGCGGTGGAGCATGAAAAACGAAGTAGGCGGGGAAAAGGAACGCCCCGGCCAGTACATCGATTCCGAGAGCCCCTTTTGCAGAAACTGCACGCGGGACGATTGCCCCACCAACGGGGACGGCTGCAAGGCGTGGGAAGAATATTTCGTAGCGAATTGGAACGAAAACATCATGAAATCAATTGGAAACCACAAAAAACAACGCCAATTTTTTCGGTATGAACACCCGGATTTGGTGAGAGAGGGAATCATTTATGAAAAATGAGTACAAAAGCAGAGTGTACACAGATCGTCCTGCCTATGCGGACTTTGACGCACCTGCCAAGTTTCAGGCCATCCAGAGCATTGTTGCAAAGCACCTGAAACAGCATCCCAACGCTATATGCAGTTACTCCGGTGGAGCAGACAGCGATATCCTGATCGATGTGATCGAGCGGGCAAGGGAGATTTTCGGGTTGCCGCCGGTGAAATACGTATTCTTCAACACCGGCCTTGAAATGAAAGCCACGAAAGATCACGTCAAGGCCACGGCTGAGAAATACGGTGTGGAGATCGAGACGGTACGCCCAAAGGTAAACATTGTCATGGCTTCCCGGAAATACGGCATCCCGTTTGTCTCCAAGATCATGTCCGCCGGGCTTTCTGAGTGGCAGAAAAAGGGCGTTCCGCTCTCCGTTGCCCAGGAGTACGATCAGGCGGAGGACAAGGAGGCAAAGCGGGCTGAGCTGAAGGAACGGTACCCGAAGTGTGAAAGCGTCCTGAATTTCCTCTGCTGCTGCAATTCCAAGGGAGAGCCAAGGCCGAATATTCAGCTAGTAATCAATTCCAGCAAGTATATGCGGGACTTCATCGGGGAGTATCCCCCGGATTTTAAGATTTCCGCTGACTGCTGTACATACTGCAAGAAAAATGTTGCACATCAGATTCAAAAGGGCTACGACATGGTGATCACCGGAGAACGGCGGGATGAGGGCGGTATGCGTTCCGTTCCCCGGAAGGACAACACCTCCCTTTGCTTCACGGAAACCAGCTCTGGGCAGTATCGTCTACGCCCGCTGTACTATGTCACCGATGCGGATAAAGCGTGGTACAAGGAATACTATGGGATTCGGTACTCAAATGCATACGAGGTCTATGGGCTGACCCGCACCGGCTGCTGTGGCTGCCCTATTTCCTACAAGGCCATTGCGGATTTGGAGCTGATACGGCCGTATGAGCCGAACTTGGTGAAAGCTGCGTGGAACATTTTCGGGAAATCCTATGAGTACCGGCAGAAGTACAATGCTTACAAGACCGAGCGGATGGCACGGGAAAAGGCAGAGAAAAGGAAAGCGGAACAGGAAGCGGTACAGGGTATTAGCTTTTTTGATTCGGAGGATTTTCAATGAGTAAGGCGAAAATGTACGGCTGTTTCAAGCCGGTAAAGCAGAAACGCACCCCGCCCAAGTGGGGGAAGGTGCCTCAGGGAAATAAATGCGTGAAGAAAGGAAATACAAAATGAAAGGTTACAAAGGATTCAACCCCGGCTTGATCTGCAAAGATAAGCAGTACCGGGAAAATACCGTTTTCGAGGAGCCGGAGGCGAAAATCTGTGAAAAGGGAATGCACTTTTGCGAAAATCCCTTTGACGTGCTGGATTACTATGATTTGATTCGCCCTGATGGCACGCCGAACGAGTTCACGGAGGTTGAAGCGCTGGACGAGCCGAAGACGGATGATAAGAAAAAATTCTGCTCCCGAAAACTGAAAATCGGCGTAAAACTGGGGCTGTCCGGATTTATCAAGGCGTGTGTGGATTTTGTACTGGAAAAGACTATTGCCGAGAGGCCGGGCGAAAACGTTGATACCGGGTACTCCGCCCAGATTGGCAGCTCCGGGAACTCCGCCAAGATTGGCAGCTCCGGGAACTCCGCCAAGATTGGCAGCTCCGGGTACTCCGCCCAGATTGGCAGCT